CACCGGGATGGTCGCGACAATATTGGGCGGCGGCGGCGAAGGCGGCATCGGCCGGCTCGCCATTGCCGACCTCGCCGAAGGCGGTTATCGATCGGTTTTCGAGGTTTTCGACGATCTGCATCCACTCGTTGAGCGGGCGCACGCCACTGCGATCGATGGCCGAGGTCGGCGCGACCTCATACAGGTCGGCGTAGCCGATGTGGTCGGGCAGCGGCATCAGGGGTAACCCATTTGGGTGGGGGGTGGGGCCGCCCGAAGGCGACCCCTATTGACAAGCGGACTAGCTCGTGGTGAGGTCCGCAACTATACCGCTAGCTTTTTCGTTCCTCGCCACAAGCGCGAACTCGCACAATATCTGCCGGCGCTCGCTATCGCCGGTCTTGGCGAGGTCGATCGAGGTCATGTTGCGGAGGTAGTCAACGGCCCAGTAGTCCATGTCGAGGATCAGGCAGTCGCGGGCGCGCATGAAGCGGTTGGCGACCACCTTCTGGGTGCCGAAGTCGCCCTCATAAATTTCCACGCTATTGACGATCTTCTTCGAGGTGGCATTCTCCTGCGGCGTGCTTCTGCCGGTGAAGGTGGAGAAGGCCTGCTTGTTGAAGCCGCCGACCATGATGACGCCCGGCGATCCGCCGCTGTTCCAGATCGACTGCAGCACCGGCTTCAGGAGCGCTTCGGTAAACGCCCGCTGGACGCCGTCCGTCCGGGTTGCCGCCCCGTCTGCCGTTGCCGGCGCAGCACCGGGGGACGCCCCGCTGCTGTTGTTGGTCTTGATCCAACTGAGGATCGAGGCCGTCAGGCGTGCCGTGCCGATGGCGCCGGCATTCTTGGCGGTATTCGACCCGACCAGGATGAACTCCAGATCCCTCTTGAGCTCGAGGCCCTTGAGGACGCGCTGGTAGTTCATTTCGCTGTCGCGGCCAGCGTGTTCGACGGCCTCTTGCGTCCCGGACACCCGGGCGACCTTGTCGCTGATCTGGCAAATATTGCCGAGGCGCACGGTCGGGGTTACTGCATCCGTAGTAGCGTCGTCGCCTTCAAGGACTGCGTTGGCGGCGGCGGCGGCGAGGGCTTGGGTCTGCCATTCGTGATTCACGGCTTTCGCCTTGCCCTTGCTGGCGTTCGAGACGAACCAGGTATCGGTCGGATCGATCCGATAGATGGTGTCCTCGAGGTCTTCGCGATTACCGATCGCGGCATAGGTTACGAAGGTACTGGCATCAACGGCCATTGGTTTCTCCTAGCCTCGCCGCCGTGCCGCCGCGGACTTGGCGTTCTGATATGCCACTGCGTCCTCGAGCCGGCCGGTTTTGCTCAGCTTGTCTGACAGGATTTTGAGTTGGACGTTCGAGGCCTCGCCGCGGTTGGTGGCGGTGCCCGGACGCTGGACGGGGGGTAGAGGCTTGCGGGAGTCGGGAGCAGCCGCCTTCTGCGCCTGGAGGTCGCGCCAGCGCGTGGCGTCGACCGCCATCTTCTGGATGCGGCTGTCGGCGAGGTACAGCGGTTGCCCGCTGTGCCAGAACGCCGCCAGTTCCTCGTCGGCAAAGCCATAGACATCGATCAGGGTCTCGCGGACTTGCTTGCTGACCTTCTCGACGTCGCCGACCTTTTCCCTGGCGAGATAGTCCATGACCTTGACGGTTTCCGCCGTCTGATAGGCCTTGTACCGTTCGGACTGCTCCTGCATCTGCCGCTGGCCGGCCGTCTGGGCTTCGTTGTATTTCGCCCAGACCGCAGACTTGGCGTCCTGGAACGCCATCCATCGCATCGGATCGTTGACGCGCATGGCGTCGACGTCGGCTTGCGACTTGATGTCCGCGAAATCGCGGTCAAACTGGCCGCGTTTTTCGGCATAAGCTTCCGGCAGAAGCTGTTCGTATTCCCGTTGCCTCTGTTCGGCCGCCTGCTCCTTCTCCTGTGCCTTTCGGATAGCAGCGGCGGCTTCATCGTGACCCTTGCGGTAGAATGTATCCCGATCCCGTTCGCGTTGGTTCCAGGCTTCCTGGGCAAGGCGAGGCAGGGATTCAAAGACTTCCCGTTCCGCAGCAGTCAGTGCCTTGTGAGGTTTGAGGGGAGGCAGATCTTCATCTGCGGCCTCTTCTCCTTCGGCTTCGCCGGGAGGCTGATCTTCATCAGCGGCGGCGTCATCCTCATCGGGTGATGGTTGTTCCGGCTGAGCCGGTGGAGGAGTCGCGCGCGGCCGCTCGGGAGGCGGCGTCGCAGGCTCGTTTTCGTCTTTGGGACGATTATTGAGGACGCCAACTGCTTGAGCAATTGACAGCTCTCCGCCGCCGGCTGCGGCTGGCGCCGCACCGTCCGTATTCGACATGGATTATTTTCCTTAGAAGACGAAGTCAGAAGCGTCGAGCGAGCCGATCCCCTTGACGTTGCCGCCGATCAGGATGGTGTCGCCGCTGTCGAACGTCACCAGCACCCGGTTGCCGACCGCCGTCATGTGGCCCTGCAGGTCCGCAAAGCTGTGGATCGCGGTGCCGCTCAGATTGATGTGGTCGCGCTTCGGATCAAAGCGAATGATGTCGTGACCGTCGCCCGTGGCGAAGGCGAAGGTGTCCTTGCCCCGCCCGGCCCAGAGCAGATCGTCACCGGTTCCACCGACGATGAAGTCTCGCCCTTTACCACCAACAATGGCGTCATTTCCACCAAGCCCGAAGAGGGTGTCATTACCGCTTCGACCAAGGATGATGTCGTTGTGTTCGGTGCTCGGGATGAGGCTGTTGGCATCGATCAGGTTCGCCTTCCGTGTGCCTTTGATGTAGTTCCCGGCCTGATTGACGGCATCAGTGCCATCGGTGCCGTCTTCACCCGGCGGACCTTGCGGCCCGGGGTCGCCGGGCGGACCCTGTGGCCCGGGTTCACCCGGCGGACCCTGCGGCCCCGTCTCGCACTTGATCTCGTCCTTCTCCCAGCATTGATGCTCACGGCACCATGAGAAATGGACGTCGGGCTTGTCGCACTCGTCCTCGTCCTTCTCCCACTCATGGTCCTCAACGCACCACGAGGAATGCTCGTCCTTGTCCCAACTCCAGTTGAATTCGGTCATGCTGCCCCCTCCCGTGTACGCCTTGCGTCGATCTCGTTCAATTCGGACATGGCGACCTTGCCGTCAGTGACCGCGGTCTTGAAATGTCCTTCGACCTTATCGACCAGGGTTCTCGCCACCCAGCAAAGCTCGCGGCCGACAGTGTCGCGCGGATCCGTCATCAACCAGACGTTCGTATATCCCTGGCGGAGACTGTCGAAGGCTTCCCTGACGATGTCGCTATCGAGCACAGTCTGGGCCTTCGCGGCCCGATCGGTGGCCTTCCTGAGCGTGAATTCATCGGTCATTTTTCACCTTGAAAAGCAAAGGGGCCGCCGAAGCGACCCCACCTTGCCAAACCGTGCCAGGCCCAGCCGCGCCGGACCGCACCATGCCACGCCCGGCCAGACCCTGCCGAAGCGCTGCCATTGAGCTTACCCCAACAGTAGCAGATCCTCAATATCGCTTTCGTCTTCCATGTCTTCGGCGGCCCGCTTTACCTCTTCCATCAAGGCGAGATATTCGCCTATCCGCTTGGCGTCCGCTGCCGCTTCAAGCGATCTGGTGACTGTCCCGGCATGGGCGACCTCCACTGCCTCGTCTGCTGCCTCCAATGCCTCTGCAATCGCCTCGGAGGCCGCCCTGGCGGCTTTTTTTGCCTGCCTGCGGTCCTTGCTGCCCCGGAAGGCATCAGCGCGTTCCAGCGCATCCTGGCGCTCACGCTCGAGGGCCGCAAGCATCTCCTCCCAGAGCTGCCGGGAGAAGCGCCGTTCGCGTTTGCGCGCGGGGAAGAACCCGCCGAGGGCCGGTGGCCGGGGGGATGGGCCCGGCGTGACCGCGGATCCGATCCAGGTCAGCGCCCAACTACTGCCCCACGACCCTCCCCAGGCGTCGATGCCGGCAGTGGGAGCCGGTTCACCCCAGGATGATCCCCACGAGGTTCCCCATGCACCATCCCATGGGTCGGCCACCTAGGGTCCCCATTCCGAACCTGGTGCGCCCGTCCCCGTCACCGTGACGCTGTTGACCTCCTGAATATCGACCTGCAGGAAGTCGCTGCCGGCCACGAGGCTGTCGTAAACCATGCCCGGCAGCACCATGAACTGGTGCCACACCGGCAGCGCACCGCTCTCGTTGACGGCGAGCGTCAGGCGGCCGACCGTCCCGGTGTCGGTCGCATCCAGCGCGCAGCCATACCAGCCGTTCTCCATGTGCGCGGCACTGCTGCTCTCCGACTTCTGCGCAAAGGCCGCGCCGTTCTTCGACAACCGGATATCGGCCTGGCTGAGCGTCAGTGCGGACTCGATGGTGCGGCCGTCGGTCTCATCGACAAAGACGCCGATGGTGACGGTGGCGGCGGTGCTCTGTCGAAGGTACAGCATCAGACCCGCCTCTGCCGGTAATTCATCATCTGCCTGGTGGCTCCGCCGGCCGGTGCCGCTGCCGGGTCGTACGAGACGGCCAGCGCGGTAAAACTGTCGAGGCCGCCGATCCCCTGCGGATAGGTCACGGTGACGGTGCGCGGCGTTGCCCCGCTGACCACCTGGGCGCTCGCCACGCCGCGGCGGTCGTCGGTGTAGACGACGGTGTTGGCGTCCGAAGTCACCCCGGCCCAGGTCACCGGGCCGGCAATGGACGAGTCGTAGATCATTGCTCCGGCCAGCACCGCCCCGCCGGTCTGGGTATCGACGTCGAGGCTGCCGGTGGTCACCGCGCTGCCCAATGCAGGAGCCACCGTGGCCGTGTCGATCACCGTATTGGAGCCGACCACCGAATAGACGAAGATGGTGCAGTCGTAACTCGCCGTGGAGCACGTCACCACGATCGTCGCCGTCGTCCCGGACGGGTTGCCGACGCCGTAGACGCCGCAGAAGGCCCGCGACGACACCCCGCTGTCGACCCCGAACGAGGTGACGTCGGCCGTGGCGCTCGCCCCGCCGATGGTCATGGTTGGCGGCGTCGTGCCGGTGCCGTTCTGGATATAGGCCACCACCACCACGGTGCGGCGGCCGGCCGCCGCCGATCCCACCGGTTCGGAGGTGAAGGTGTAGCTCGATGCTCCTGTCGTCTTGACGTTGGTGCCGACATAGGTAACGGCGACCGCCATCAGCCGGCGCCGTTCGTCACGCTCTCGACCCCGACGACGCGATTGGTCTTCGGGTCGCGGATCACCCGTTTGGGTGCGGTCACTGCCGCGAGGATCTTCGCCAGCCTGGCGTCCTCGCCATCGCCCGAGGCTTTACGCTCCTGAGATTTTTCCGCCTGCACCGACTGACGCTCGAAGGCCTTCTCTTCCGATGCCATGCGCCGATCGATGGTCTTGCCTTCGAGCTCGGCCTGCATCTTCTGCTGTTCGAGGTTGAAGCGCTGGATTTCGAGCTGGCTGTCCATCTGGAATTTCTCGCGGGCGAGCGCGATGTCGGCCTGCACTTTCCTGTCGTTGGCGGCGATATCCGCCTGCATCTGCACCTTTTCCATCTCGATGCGGGCCTGCATCTCGGCCTGCTTCAGTTGCGCCTCGCCCATCATCTTCTGCTGGTCGGCCTGGAACTGCATCTTCTGTAATTCCGCCTTGCCCTGCATCTCGATCATCTTCGGATCGGGCGGAGCCTCGCCGGGCGGGTTGGCCGGATCCTCGGGATCTGAAAAGAATTGATCCGCCGAACGCTCGCCGCCGGCCTCCATGTACCTCTGCAAAGCGTTGTGGATGTTCTTCGGGGAGACGATGTTCTGTCCCGGCATCATGATCGCCTCCTTCTGGATCATCAGCACCGAATTCCAGAAGGCGGCCTGCTCGGCCTTGCCGCCGCTGCCCAGCCCGACCGAGACGGTGAGGTCATCGCGGCGCTTCCACTCCCGCGGATTGACCGTGATCCATTTCTCGCCGGTCACCCGCACCGTCTGGCTGTTCTTCTCGTTGGCCCGCACCGTGGCATGGATCTTCCAGAACAGCTGCTTGAAGCCGGTTTCCGCCATCACCCGGGCGACCAGTTTCTGCTTGGCCTGCTGCGCCGAATAGATCTTCTGGGTTGCGGTGGCAGACTGGTTGTTGAGCGCTTCGGCGTCGATCCCCTGACCCTGCCGCACCACGCCGGTCCTCCATTCCCTCGTCGTGTCCATGTATTCTATCATCGGGTAGACGTATTCGCCGAGATTCTGGTTGGGGATCGGGATGAGCCCGCCGGGCTGTTTGGTCCGCACAAGGCCACCGGGCCGGTTGTTGAGCAGGTCGTCGATCGTGTTCGGCCCGCTGTGGCTTTCCGAGATCTCGATCCGCTGGTTGTTGGCGAGGTAGACGTTGTCCAGGCCGCCGCGGACCAGCGCCGACTTGATGCGCTGGATGTCCATCGTCAGGTCGGCCATCGACTTGCCGAAGAACCGGTGCGGCATGATGATCGGCGTCATCGAGGCGAACGGGTCGTGGTTGACCCGCACGATGTCGAGCTTGCCGTTGCGCTTGAGGATCTGCCCGTCCTCACCGCCGGCCGTGGTCACCCGGTACAGGCCCGCCTTGCCGTCGCCCTCGTAGTCGAGCGTGGCGTAATGCTCGGTGACGGTGATCAGCCGGGTCGCCCGGTTGACCGACGAGGAGTATGTCTTGTCGTCCTCGACGGTGTTGCGGGCAATGCTCTCGCTGTTTTCTTCCGGGGGACTGTCGGGCAGGTCTTCGAGCTGGTCCTCATCGAAGCCCTGCGCGATCAGTTCGGCCACGGTGCGCTGCACCTGGTGGTAACTGTAGTCGAGGGGCTGGCCGAGGCGGGCCCGGCGTGAGACGCCGAATTCCTCGGGCGGCACCGGCTCTACCTTGCAGCAGCCGTATGTGCGTTTGCGGACGGTGGTGAAGTCGTGGAGGGGGCCATAGACGGGCAGCGGAGGCGGGCCGGGAGCCTCCATCGGGGCTACTCCCGGCCCTGCGGGCATTCCCCCCTCGATGTATGGGGGAACGCCCATCTCGGGATTTTGCATTGCGCCCGGTCCGGGCATCATCGGCCCTGCCGGCATCATCATTGGCCCTGCCGGCGGCGATGGCGGGCCGGGAGAAATACCAGGGGGTGCGCCTCCCGGCCCTACGGGAGCCGCACCCATGTCCAGGGGCGGCTGCCCGATCTGCGGCATGGCGGGCAATTCCGGCATCTCCGGCTCGTGCTCGCTATGCTCGACGACCTCGACTTCCGGATCGTTCAGGAACGAGATGTAGACGTCCTCGGGCTGGTCGTAATACGTCTGGCGGTCCTCGTCCTCGAGCTCCTCCCAGTAGATTTTGACCACGCCGTTTTTCGATAAGAGCGCATCCTTGACGAAGTTGTACGTGATGTTGAAGCCGTCGTTCTTCTGCCGGAAGACATGATTGATGTAGGCCGTTTCCTGCTCGGCAGCGAGCACGTCTTCCTTGCCCACCGGATTGAACCTGACCACCTCGTCGCCGCCGCAGAAAATTTCCATCAGGCCCGGCATCAGGCCCTCGATCGTGTCGAGCACGTCGGAGGAGACGGCCTTGCTGCGGTCGGGCTGGGCCGGCATGTCCTGCCGCATGTCGCCGTTGTAGTAGTCCATCGCCTTCTCGCGCTCTTCGGAGAGGCGGGCGGCCTGGTCGGCGGACAATGCGTCGCGTTTCTCGGCCGCCAGGATGGCGGTCAATTCACGCTCGTCGAGTTTGGCCATTCAGACGGCCATCCCGTCATGGCCGAGCGGTGGCGGATGTGAGGGCGGCTCTTCAGGCTCGGGGTTGGGCTCCGGCTCAACCTCGCCGCCGGCCGCCCGGATGCACAGATCCTTCAGGCTGCCCATGATGCCGGCGACGCCAAGCCGGTCGAGGCCCTCGCGATAGGCCTGTTGCATGGCTTTGCGTAGTTCTGCGTCATCCGGGGTAGTACCGCGGACCTCGGCACCGTCGTCAAGCCAGTCGGCCGGCATGCTGTCCGGGATGGTGGTTGGCATCACTTCACTCCCAGTCGGGTTCGTCGGGCAGGTTGACGGTTGGCAATGTGATCGGCACCTTTTTCAGCCGGATCGCCTCATTGGCACGAGGGGCGGCGGCCTTGCCAATGCGGACGCTGTTTTTCCGGATTCCCTTGAGCGCGGCAGCGTAGCCCTTGCCTGTGTGGCCCTTGGGGCCATGCCGCTTGCGGCGGATTTCCCATATTGCCGCCTGATCCGGCGGGTTGTCCCGCGTGTACATCACTTCACCCCTGGAAAGACCGGCGACAGATCAGGAGGCTCGCCCGTCCGTCGCCGGCCCTCGGCCCTCGGGCTCACGGTTGGGTGACGATTCCGAGGGTCAGTCCGTGGTCTTCGCCGCAGCCCGACGCTTCCGCATCAGGTCGCGCTGATACGCCTTCTTGTCGAAGGCAGTCGTGTTAGACTGAGGCTTGTTAGACTGTCTAACAGGCTTCGTGTTAGACTTCGGTTGTCTAACGGCCGCGACGGGCTTGGTGCCACGGTTAGGCCGATACAGTGGCTTCCGCGGCAAGCCTGCAAACGGATCGGTCTTGTCCAGTGCCATCAGGCAACGCCCAGTTTGGGGTAAACCAATTTCCTCGAGAAGCCGCCCTGGTCGATGGTCTGGTCGATCGAAATGGCGAGATACCGGAAGCTGTCGGCGATATGGGAGGCCCAGTCATGGACCGGCCTGGGCTTTGGCGTCTGTAATTTGCTGTCGTACTCGGCCCGGTACATTTTCAGGCCGTCAACCCCGCGCTCTGTCTTGGCTTTGTCGAACCAGCAGCGGGGCAGGATCATGCGGGCGGCATTGATGCCGTCCTCGACCTCGAGCCGGCGGCAAACCGTCACTTTGAGCCCGAGGCCCTCGAGCACCTCCTTGCGGCTCTTGCCGGTGCCGAGCTCGCGTGCCTCGACGTCATGGGGCAGAATATGACCGGCGTAAATGTAGGGCTTCCGCTCGATCTGCTGGACGTAGTGACCCAGTTCCATCGAGTCCATTTCATAGTAGTCGATCAGATGGATTTCGCGGCCCACCACCTGGGCAAACCATATCACGGTCCGGTCTGAAATGCCGAGATCCCATGCGGTCCAGACCCGGGCGGCGGGATCGTAAGGAACGCCGGTTACCCGCTTGTCCTTCTCGACGTTCGCCATCTGCTGGGCGAAGTAAGCCCCGGTGATCGCGGCTTCAAAGCTGCATTCGAATTCCTGTTCGTACTGCTCCGGGCTCATCGTCCGGCGAGCGTCGGCGAGCTCGGCTTCCGGCAGGATGTTGGTCCTGCTGGCGGGGAGCCTTAGAACCAGCCAGTGGTCGGGGTCTTTCTCGCCTTCGATAACGAGGGTATGGAGCCAGTTACGACCTCTTGGAGTGCCGATAAAAACTGCCCATCCGCCATGATCGGCAAGGGTTGGGCGAATGACTTCAGGCCACGCTCTCGGATCGACATCCGCTGGTTCATCGATAACCACACCGTCAAAATATACGCCTCGCATTCGGTCATAGTTGTCTGAGCCGTAAAGTCTGATTGCGGCCCCGGTGGGGAATGTGACCTGAAGGTCCACTTCCCTGAATTCCATGCCGGGCATGGGCGAGGTGTAATGCTTGAGGTAGGCCCAGGCGATATCCTTGGCCTGGGTGTAGGTGGGGGCGAGGTATCCGTAACGGGGCGGGGGATGCTGGCGCTGGTTGAGGGTGGCGCGGAGAATGAGGTCGTTGATACAGGCTACGGTTTTTCCGGCTCGTCGGTGGGCGACAATGGCTGCCCACCGTTGGCTCCGTTCGTGTAGGGGGCGGAATGGTTCTCTAAAGCCGTACGGGAAGACAGATCGTGCAGCTGGTTGAGCCCCGTCAGCCATATCAGTTCCATCCGGGCGGGTGGTGACTCATCGTCTCCGGCAATGGGTTGGGCGACCTTGCCGTCGATCCTGTTTGCCACTTCGATGTAGGCGGACACGTCGCCTGTCCGGGCCTTGGCGATAACGGCTCGGGCGAGGTCTCGCATTGTGCCCGGCCTGACCGGGACGGGTTCATCATCGATTTCTGCGGCTGCCAATTCCAGACGCAATGCATCCCGCATCGGCTTGGCTTTCGGGCCTTGGTTACCCGTTGGATTGCCGCTTTGCCCGGTTTTCCAGACCATTGCCTACGCAATCTAAGTATTTGGATTGCTTTAAGCCTAAAGCAACTTGCTTTGCGGCTTCCTGCGGGTTCATGCCGGCTTCGCGGGCCATATGGTAGAGTTGGGCGGCCCTACGCTTGGGGTATGACGGACGACGCTTGCGGTGCTTGACCTGATGCCGGATCATGAGGCTTGGCGCGCTTGGCGTCGACCCATTCGTTACAGACCGGGCAGACGATATACTCGACCGATGTCCCCTTGATGACATCGGCGCCCTTGAAGCGAAGAAGCGACAGGCATTCGAGACATTCGACCTGCAGGATCCGCTCCAGGTAGGGAACGCCGCGCCGGACGACTTCGATCATGCAGCATCATGCATAAAACCGCTACGGTGGTAATATGCCATTAGCAGAGTCGGGCGTCAACCGGGTTTGGTATGCGGCGTCAAGCCCTGTCTGCTCGATTGCTCGAAACTGAGCAGTGGTTTTGAGCAGGGCGTTATCCCCATTGCTCGGCCATGGCCGCGGCAATGCCGGGATAGGTGCGGGAGCGAATTTTCCAGCGATCGGGACCGGGCGGCTCACGATGCACCCGGGCAACCCGGCCGGAAACGATACTGGTCGGGCGCAGCGGAAACAGACCATTCAGCCACAGGCACGTTGCCTTGACCTCGCCGTGCCCGAACATCCACGGCTGGACGACCTGAAACGGCGGCCGGATGCGGGACGAGATGATCGATACCGGGTTCTCGAGGGCATAACGGTACGGAACTGCCATCAGCCGGCGAACGAAATCCAGCGCCTGTTCCTGCTCTTTGCGCTTTTCGGGAAACCAGCGTGCGCCGGAAACGGCAAGGTGGGTGCAGGGCGGGTGAAAGATCCCCAGATCCCAGTCCTCGTCGAGATGGTCGAGGAGGTCGCCCTGGATGTGCTCGCCGCCGTCCTCGGCCGGGAGGAGGTCGCATGACCATGCAACATGGCCGCGGGCGCGGAAGGCCCGCCTGACCACGCCACTGAATTCGCATCCGACCAGTACCCTCATCATGGATGCCAGCTCAAAAATCCGGCCTCAGGAAGCGTTTTGAGGGGGGGGCCTTACTCCGGTGCCACCCACATCATTTAAACGCAATGGCGGTGCCTTTCCGGCTATTGCAGGACCGGGACCGGCGGCCAGGGCTGTCCCTTCTCGATGGGTACGATGCATGCAGCGGGAGGGTCGGCCATGAGTTCGGGATCGGCCGCGGCGAGAATTTTCCGTGCCTCTTCCCGCCATTCAGCCTGTCTGTCCGGGTGAATCTTTCCCCATTCGGTGGATGTTCCGAGAGACGAAAACCGGAGATACAGCGCCTTTGCGGCGCGCTCCACGCGCTCCATACGGGTCATCGCGACAGCCTCCAGTGTCTGGCGAGCCTCACTCGACCCTCCACAAGCGCACGCCGACAATCCCGTCCGACAGACGGATATCGCTGACAAAGCCGCCGCCCCCGGTCACATACCAGGCCCGGAATTTTCTCGGCGGCTTCTGGTGCTTTCCCCACTGGTTGGCGCTCACCACATGGCGGGTCTTCTCGTCCCTGTCCTCGATAAACACGCTGTCACCCACGTTTTTCAGCAAGGACCACTTACCCTGACGGGTGAGCGGCATCGGAATGTCCTTGTCGACCTTCATCGGGACAGCCTCCAGTGTCTGGCGAGCCGGTCGAGGCCGGCCCGCAGGTTGATCAGGCCGACATGGCCGACCGCCACCTCGTTGGCCTCGCAGCAGGCGCGGACGGCCCGGGCCGCATCCGGACCAGCCTCGCCCAGGGCATGGCCCGCCGCGTACATCTCGGCCTTGATGCGCGTCCGCTCGTCACGCAGCGCCTTGCCGGCAGGCGTGGTCACCGGCGGATCGTCCTCGGCATGGGCGCGGATGCCACCCGGGGCCGGCGGATAAGGCAGCGGCGCCCCCGTCGCCCGGTAATATTCGGCCACCAGCCGCCCCCAGCGCCGGGCGCACTCAAGCTGGGTCGGGGTCAGTTGCCCGGCGAGCGCCAGCCTGCCGGTCTCGGTCGCATAGAGCGGGTCGCCGACCCTTTGCACGGCAGCCTGGTGCAGCCGCTTGGCGGCAGCCGGCGGGGCCGCGTCGATCAGCGTTTCCGTCGCGCGGGAGAGCCGGCCGGACGGCTCTCGTTTCGGGGATATGCCGCCGGCTTTGCGTGCCACTAGGGCTGGCCCTCCTCGATCTGCCGGGCGAGGGTCAGGGTGACGTTGGGCAAAGGCTCGTAGCCGGCCAGATCGAAGTCTCGTCGACGTAGCTTCTCATCGACCATTGTTCGCCACTCCTCGGGGGTTAGTTTGCGGCGCGCCAGAATGGCCGCCAGCGGCTCCGGAGCCACCCGCATTGAAGGCCTCGACTACCCAGTCATGGGGGAAATAATGGCCGATACCCGTGTCGTACCTGGAGCCGATCGCCAAAGGCGGGTGGCCACGTTCTTTCTGGTAGCGGGTGGCCAGGGCAGGCCACAGGGGCTCGTGATCCTGGATCCACGTGAATGCCATCATGCCCTTTTTCTCCTGAATTTCCGGATTGCCCACTTCTTTTAAGTGATGGTTAAGTGACGGTTCATGGTACCGCACAGTAGCGGGTCTGATGGGGGCTCCCAGCGGGTCTGCTGGCAGCGGACCTGCTGGCTGCGGGTCTGATAGAACGGCTGGTTTCCGCCATTCCCTCGAATTTTGCCCCTCTTGCAGACCCGCTGGCTGCGGGTCTGATAGGGGAAGCTCCGGCTGCATTAGCAAAACGAACAGATCGGAAGCCTGGGTACCGTCCGTCCGCCGGCGCATCTCCCGCCGAACAAGCCCGCGCTCTTCCAACTCGGCCAGCCGCCGGCTAACCGTGTCGACGGACTGCTCGGTTTGTTCAGCAAGCCGAGCCTGTGACGGCCAGCAACGGCCATGTTCATCAGCATAATTCGCAAGACAGATCAGAACGACCTTGGCACGCGGGTCGCCGGCTGACTGCTTAAGAGCCCATGTAATCGCTTGGACGCTCATGGCGGCGCACCGAGATATTGCGTCAGCCGTGATGTCCGTAATTCTAAACGAAGTGCATTCAGATCCTTTTGCGACCGCTTCAGGGGATGTTCTGCTTGGTGGACGATGAGCCAATCTCGCTGCGGACCAACCGCCTCGCCCGAAAAGGGTTCTGGGGGACGGCCGTAGCGAAGCATGAGATAGATGCGAAACTCATCGACCGTCAGCGCGCCCTTACGGGTATTGCACCTAGCGCATGCCGGGACGAGGTTCTGCTTACCCCTGCCGCCGCGTGAATACGGCACCGCATGGTCGCGATGGATTGCAGGTTGCGAGCAATAAAAGCATTTTGCGTTTACCGGGACGCTCATCGCCCGAACTCCACCGGGCGGGGCATCCAGCCCGCCTTCGCGATCGCCCGCGCCGTCCCCTTCCCGGAAAAGCCGATCGCAGCATGCTCAGGGCAATAGCTGCCGGCCTCCACCGGCTTGCCACAGAAGAGATAGCGGTCGCCCTGACCCCGCGGCGGGTCGTTCACCGGCCATTTGCATTCGTGGGGACGAAGGTCGAGAAGCGTATAGGTGCCCGGCT